ATCTGTTCAAGCATCGGACGCACATCATCCGGGGTGAGACTTTTACCGTCCGCCGGCTGTGGAATATTTGCGACCGCATCATTCACCGCCTTCTGCAGTACTTCCGGATCGTAGTCACGACCGTCACGCGGAACAGGGATATGGCTTACCGCCTCCTTCACCATCTGTTCAAGCATCGGACGCACATCATCGGGGGTGATACTTTTGCCGTCCGTCGGTACCGGTATTTTCCCGACCGCATCATTCACCGCCTGCTGCAGTACATCCGGATCATAATCACGACCATCACGCGGTACCGAAATGGCCCCCACAGCGTCATCCACCATCGCCTGCAGAACCGGACGCACCTCATCCACCGTCACATGCTTCTGTAATACCGCCGACAGGGAAGTCAGTTTCTCTTCAAACGCTTGTGCCTGCGAGGCCATCTTCCCCTCAAATGTGCGCTGTAAATCCGCCAGCACCGTGGAGAATTCTTCACCCAGCGCACGGATAATGGACAGTTCACGCTCTGTCATTTTTTCAGTATCCCCCTGAACATCGCCTTCACCGCATCACGCTCTGTTTCGCTTATGGCCTTATTACCGTCAGATGCGCCCTCCTGGCGTGTGCCTGACGACGTTTTCCCGGAAGACGCGAACGGATCCTCACGGGCATCACGACGGGACAGCGCCTCCAGACTGTAGTTCTGCTGCTGAAGATACAGTGCATCACCGCCGGCAAGGGGCGGCAGGTTCTCACGTTTACGGGCCTCATTGGGCGTGAGAAGCGTATTTTTCACCGATTCACCCAGCGTTTTCATGCGACGTTCGCTGTCCATTCTCAGCAGCGTGGTGACGTCAAACTCCGTGCTCTCGTTTTCCCCTGTTTCCAGCGCCTCATCCAGTAACAGCTCAATGGACTCAATCAGCGTCTGCAGACACTGGGAATAATACTGCTGCTCCAGCGCCTCCACGTTGTCACTGGAAGGCGGGTGGCCAACGCCAATCTTGTAGGCCGGGACACGGAACACCGAACAGACAATTTCAGCCGTCATTTTCAGTTGTTCCACCGTCTGCGCATCCACCGGTGAAAACGTCGTGGGGCTGTATTTTGCCCCGTTGCTCAGTATGGCCGTCTTCCCGGCATTTTCGCCCGTATATCCGCTGTCCCAGTTCCCCTTCAGTTTTTTCGCGTTTTCTTCCGTAATACTGCCGGGGACCTCAATCACGCCTGATGGTCGCCCGCCATTTCTGAAAAAAGACGTCGAATTTTCCTGAATATGATGCCCCTGCGTGGCCGCCAGCCCGGCGGCATACACCGGCGGCAATCCTATAAGCGGATGAAAAAAACAGTTAAACCGGTCGTGGATCACTTCCCGGGCAGGCACCGTCACCGCCTCCGTGATCCCGCAGTTCCGGTCCGGCGTGATGCGGTAGAACACCTCGCCGTCATCCGCCACCAGAGGTTCAACCCGGCTCCAGTCCAGAATACGCAGTTCTTTGATCTGCCCCCGGGCATTACGGATTTTCAGCACCACCGTATTGCCATGACGCAGTTTGGCGTTCAGCCACAGTTCAAAAAACTGGATGCGGTTCTGCTGGGCGTTGGGACGACGACAGAGGCGGGCAATATCCCCCTGCCGCGTTTCCCTGCGTATCCCATGCGCATCCGTCTGCATAAGACGCAGCCGCATTTTGGCGATATCCTGGGATATCAGCGAAATACATGCAAACACCGCATGAAAGGAGAGGACGGCTTCAGGATCGGCTTTCACGCCCTGCTGCCAGGCGCCGGAAAAGGGCTCAGCCACCGCCTGAAACAGGCTGGTCCAGCCCGCCTCTCTTACGTCACGTCCTGATTTCTGGTTTTTTCGGGTTCGCCGTAAAAGGTTCCACATTCGCCATGCTCCGCATCACGTTTCTTTTTCTGACCTGCCGGACGTCGCACCGTGATGTACTCCGCCTTTCCCAGGCGAACCAGCACCTCCGCACACGGCTGTGCCACATCACGGATATCCCCGGCCCGGGCATCATGCGTGCCCTGCAGATATCGGATCTTTGCCATAACCTGTTACGGGAGGCGCACGCCTCCCGTCCTCCTTATCAGACTCAGCCGCCGGACGCACTGCCGTAGTTCACTCCGGTGATCACCGCCACCGCCGCAGTACGGCGACGACGCCAGTTGATCCAGCGCTCCGCACGGATGGCCACGCTGCCTGTCTGGAACATGGAAACCAGCTCCACCGGGGACGGTGTGGTACTGTCGCCGGTCGGCTCAGACTGCATTTCCAGTGATGCCTCGCGGGACATATCCACTGCCACGCCGCCGTCATCCGCCAGATAAATATCCGGGGCATTCACCAGCACCAGCTGGTCACCCACGTACTGGGAGACAATCACCGGCAGGCCCTGGAAGGAGCCACCCAGCAGGGTCATGTCCGGGTATTCCTTCTGACCCAGCGCATTTTTACGCATGGACAGTGCCAGGGCATTGGTGCTGGACATCAGCCAGACCGCACCGGTGGGCTGCAGGTTTGCTGCCACAAACTGTCCAAACGCAGCCTCTGCATCCGCATCCGGGTTACCGGTTGATGCCGTGCCCTTCACATCATGGGTGATGGACGCCGGGGAGACATCTGCCACTGCGGCTTTTTTCGGGTCCACAAAGTCTGTATCCAGACGCGCCACCACCGCTTCCGCCAGCGCATTACGGACCAGTGCATCAGCAGCCGGACTGGAAAAACGGATCAATTCTTCCGTCAGTACCGCAATGGCCGACACCTTCGCATGACTGAAGGTGATGGATTCAAAATCAAACTTCGTCAGGGGTTTTGCCTTACCCTCACCCACCCAGCCGGCAGCACCGCCGGACACCTGGGCGTGCACACGGATATTGAATGGCACCTGACGAAGTGCAGGGATCCCGCCCTGACCAAATCGCCCGATAATGGTCTGCGGACGCAGGTAATCAATAAAGTCCTGTGCGTATTCCTGATATTCAGACAGGCTGCCTGCCCACTGCGGATCCGTGGTGGTCCCCGCGCCCACTGCCGATTTCAGGACATGATGCAGACGACTGTCATCCGGATACTGACGACGGGCCACTTCCAGGGCTTCAGATCGGACGCCTTTAGCCGCAGCCAGCGATTTGGCAAAGCGGGCGAAGCCAATCCCCTTATCCAGTTTCTGCTCCACACGGATCACCGGCGCAGAAGCCACCGCGGCCACATTCCCGTTACCGGCCTGTTTCACCGGCTGCGCCGTGGCGGCCTTACCGGCTTCCAGTTCACGCAGGCGCTTCAGGTGCGCATCCACCTGACGGATTTCCGCTGCGGTGTTGTCGTAATGCTCTTCCTCCTCCACATCCAGCGTGCGCCCTTCCTCTGCGGCTTTGGTCATGACCTCCTCAAGGGAGGCTGCCAGCGCTGCACGCTTGTTTTCAAAACTTTTAATCTGTTCGCCAATATTCATTATGGTCTTTTCCTTATGAAAAACGGTTGTTGACTGTGCCGCAGCGCCGGCAGAAGATGCGATTTTCACCACCGGTTTCCGGTTGCCGGACGCGGCAGAAAACGGGCGGTCGTAAGATTTAATGGTCCGGATGGTGCATTCCGCATTCGCGGGCACGGTGACGGCAGACACCTCCATCAGTTCCCAGCGCAGAAAATGCAGTCCGCCTCCGTCCAGAAAGGTGTATTCATGGGGACGGAAGCCCACGGACAGCCCCCTGACCAGCCCGGTCTTAATGGCCGCCCAGACCTCATCCAGCCGGGCAGCCAGTTGCGACGGCATATCCGGTACGGGCTTCACCAGTGTTGCCGTGATTTCCAGCCCTTCGCTGACCCGGCGCACCGTACACTGCCCCACCGGGCGGGAATGGTCATGCTGCCAGAGAAACGGGATCGCACTGCCAAACTCCGCGCCCTCCGGCTCCAGGATGTCACCATCCCGATCCGGAGAAGGCGTTGACGCAATCCCGGTGATCACCCGTTCATCCTCACTGAAGGATTTCACCGTCAGCAGGGAACAGGCCCGTTTAAGAGTCACATCAGCCTCCTGAAAATAAAAAAACCGCCGGAGCGGTTCGTGATGGTTACAGTGTGAACAGGGTTATATGAAAAAAACCGCATATTCTTTCTTTTTCGGTTCCGGGTTAAGGGACATCAGGGAGACCGCATTGAACAGCGCCATCAGCGGGTCAATTTTTCCCCGTCCACTGGCCTGTTTGGTGATAAGAATGGCGTTACCTTTAGGCTCCACCCGGGCATTGCCGACACACCAGGCCATCAGGGGCTGGTCACCATGCACCAGCACCCCTTCAGCCAGTTTGCGCTCGGTGGTTTTAATGGCCCCGCCCAGTTTCCAGCCCTGGCTTATCCCCACCACAATTCCGTCGGGGATCCCGGCTTCCGCCAGTGAATCCAGAATCTGCCCCACCCCTGACGGGTCAATACCGATATGGTCCAGTAACTCAGCCTCATGAATGCGACGCACATATTCCGCCACTTCCGCCGTGTCATCCCCGACACGCCGGACAATGGTCATATCTCCACAGGCAACAAGATCCTGAAACCGGGACGCCTCGCTCTTCCGTCGGACCACCGCGGTTTCATGCGCCCAGGCATGGCCCCAGCCCAGCCATTCGCGGGTCTCCCGGTCACGCCCAATCACATACATCCCCAGCAGATCATCCAGCCCTCCGCCGTCAATCCCCACCGTCACCACATCAGCACGACGCAGGATATCGTCCAGGCTGATACAACGGCCCTGCTCTTCCCAGAAATCAGCCCCCGCCCAGCGGTCAGAGCGCAGGGCAAGACCAATTTCCACATTGGCGTGTTTTGACATGAACCCCCGGAATGTCTCTTCACCGGCTTCCCGGGCTTTACGGTACTCCCGGTACAGAAAGGCCTCATCCACTGAATAGCCGAGATTCGGATTGACCATGGCGAGGTTTTCCATCAGCAGGTTAGCCCCGCTTTCCACCATTTCAGGAGGGTGTTCAAATATCACCGGCAGAAAGTGCGGATCATGAATTTTGCCGTCGCGCACATCCCGGGCGTACTGCAGTTTCTGTCTGAACACCCCGGCGGGCGGTTCATTCGACTGGGTGGTCGTATACACCACAAACCCTTCCGGGCGGGAGGCAAGGCCGCCTATGGCTTCACGTAACATGTCCTCCGCCTTGCACTGCTTGCCAAACAGCCACAACTCATCAATCAGCGTACCCACGGACTTGATACCGGACACCGTATTCGGATCGGCTGCCACCACCTTCAGGGTGGTGTCCGTCACTCGGTGGGTGATGGTCCGGATATGGGTCTGTACCTGGCAGAGGTCATCCAGATCATCGTCACGTCGTACCATATCCCGGGCAGGGTTGAAGGCGTTAGCCGCCACCTCCACGGTCGGGGCCAGAATGGTGTAGCCCGCCGCCTGCCGCCAGTTCAGTAACAGCGCCGTCATCATGATCCCCGCGGCCAGCGTGGACTTACTGTTTTTCTTGGGGATAAGGATAAAAACTTCCTTGATATGGCGTACACCGGTCTGCGCATCGTAGGAGCCAAACAGGGCCGCCACCAGGTCAAACACCCACGGTGCACAGGACTCCCCGAACGTAGGGCTACCAGGTGCATCCACAATCCGCAGTTGTTTAAAAATCGCCAGGGCATGTGCAGCCTGGTCCGGATAAATCGGAGCCGGAATAATCGACAGCCCCTTTTTCAGGCGCTCTGCCCAGTCCGGACATGCTGTGCTCCATACAGGTATCATCCGTTGCCCTCATTATCGTTATTCACCACCAGTCGGGGGGGCGGTGGCACCGCAAAACGGTTAGCCGCTTTTTTCGCGGCATCACCTTTTGCCGATTTTTTACCGGCATCGCCTTTTTTATGGTGTGTGAACTGCGCCAGTCGCCAGGCCGCATCCAGTGCCAGTTTCGGGTCAATTATCAGGTTTTCCACCAGGATCTGCCCCATAGCTTTCACCGGATCGGGAAGACCATCCTCCATATATTCAATACCATGAGATATCACCGCGGGCGGAGGCATCTCCGGATTGTTTTCGTCCGGCTGTGGTATTGCAGCCACCTCACGGCGACGGGGTTTATCCTCCTGCTCTGATTTTTTCTGCCGGTAAACAGGAACCTCATCCATCTCCACCGTTTCGCACTGTTTACGGGCTATAAACGCGAGCACCTCCGGATCTTTTGCCAGCTGCGAGCCTTTAACCCTGGCGGTCTTCGCCGAATAACCGGCGGCAATGGCTGACGCTGTTTTGTTTTTCCCGGACATGAGCGCCAGCGCAAATTTTCGTTTTTGCGTTGTCAGCACAGCCTCCTCCCGGGTCCATAACGCACTCAGCCGGGTATGGTTCAGCCCATTTTTCCCGGCGTCTCATGCCGCAAATGTTAACTGCTGCCTGGTTAACATTTGCTGAAAAAGCCAGTTAACATTTTTTTCGCACAACAAACTGAATAATAAAGATAAAAACCGAAAAAATGCCCGGGCAGCCAGTTAACATGTTAACTGGCCTGAAACAGGAATTTTTTCTCTGCATGAGACGGGGGGCGGTGTCCAAAGCGATCTTTTTTTTCGCCGGATGATCCCCCCCGGGTCTGGTCACAGGCCAGTGATTCCGTCGGCCCTGAGCGTGCCATCAGGAAGCTCAGGCAACGTCGGATCAGGCATACCACTCGCCGCTTCACTCGCTGACTTCTGGCGATGGCATTCAGTACAGAGGGTCCAGAGATTCGTCTCCTCATTACCACCACCGAACTGAAGTGCAATTCGGTGATCGAGTTCACTGTCACAGAGGTCAACCACACGACCACAGAGACAGCACTGCCCGGCATCCCTCAGCCAGATACGACGCTTGAGGGAAACCCGGGCACTGCCACTGACACGACGCTGTTCCCCCCTCAGGACATTTATCCGCCGGGTGTTCAGAGTTTTGATTCTGCCCGGTAACGTACGAAGCACAGCCATGTAAAATCCTCGCCATATAGCTTGTCACCAGAGGAAAGAAAATGTCATCGAAAAACCGGACACGCAGAACAACAACCCGCAACATCCGATTTCCAAACCAGATGATTGAACAAATTAACATCGCTCTTGACCAGAAAGGTTCAGGAAATTTTTCTGCGTGGGTCATTGAATCTTGCCGCCGGGAGCTGGCAGCAGACATAAAATATGCCCGTCAGTTGACTATAAAAAAGAATGATACACAGTATGCTCTGCGATGGCTGTTCATATAACTATTTCTTTATATTGCTGAATTTATAAAAACTCACAGACATTAGCTGTATTAATTCCGAATTGAAATAATCAGCCATATAGAATAAAAATAAAGCATAACAATAATAATCTTCTACCCAATCAGTACATTACTGCTGTGACTCCAACACGGCAGTTTTTTTATTGAACAGATTCCAGTTTCTTCCACCATCGCACCGGACCAGCGACCATGAGGGGACAACGCCGCGCTCCGTTAACGCGGTAAACCCCGGTGTGTATCGTTTTTGATTATCCCCGCACACTCGCGCAGAGGATTCTCCCGGTCGGGCTGCGGTCTCTGTTAATGCAGGAATACGGCGACAATACCGCGCATGAATAATAAGGTCGCTCAACACACTGGCTGTAATGCAGCGGATACCATGCGGCATTTAGCGGCATTCATCGTACACTCAACGGTTAGCTCTTCATTCGTGGCATTCACCTGAAAGGTCCTGGAGTGTAATTGCGTACATTTACCACTGAACGAACCTTCAACAAGAACACGACCACGCTGCAAAATACGGAACGGAATTGTTCCCTGAAAAGGCTTTACGGTTACCAATAATTTCTTCATGCATTCTCCGAATAACAAAAATACTAGTTAATACACTGAGTGCGGATATATTCCTGAAGCATTCTCAATGCTGCCTGGTCGCTGATGATTCCGTCTCTGATACCGAGAACGTTTCGTCCAGCAACCGGAGAGAGTTCGACGGCGGCATCATTGCCCACGCCGGAGGTGCCGGTGGCTTCACGCACGGTACCGGGGCAGGTGGCGTTGATCCGCAGGCGCTTACGACCAGCGGCAACATCAGCACGCAGAGTTTCATTTTCAGCTCTCGCATCGGCTAATTCCCTCGAGTATTTTGCATCGAGCGCAGCAACATCACGCTGGCGCACCTGCATGTCAGTAATGGTGGCATTCGCCTGTTCCAGCTCTCTGGCTTTTTTATCGCGCTGCGCTTTGTAGGTGAGCGCGTTGTCACGGTAATGGTTTGTTGCCAGCCACAGCGCACCACAGCCAACCGCCATGACAATAATCACCACACACAGAACACGGTTCATCTCTCTTTCACCCCACCAGTCCCGATAACGTCAGGACTCGCCAGGCGGTGGAAAAGAAAATGGCAACCAGCATGACTAAAAATGAAATGCCGACAAGTACACAGAGGCTCTTCACCAGCGTTATGAGTTTATCTGATATCATTAGCCACCCCATCAATCCGCCTTTGTTATTTTCCCTTTGCCTGTATCAGCCAGGACAAAATCAATCAGCATATTCGCTTCATTTACCAGCGTACGGATTTTTGATACATGCGCGGCTTTAACCTGTTTCCACTCATTCAGCCCGGTAGCAAACACACTGGCAATGTTTTTATCCCGTTTCATGTCAGCACAAGCCTGGTTGAGTTCTTCCATCACGCTCATTTTACGGGGATTAACGACAAAACCCTTCGTCCAGTACTCGTAAAGAACATCGTCGCACTCTTCCTGATACCGGATGACCTTATCGCGGATTTCGGGTTTTACTTTGTTGGGATTAATGGTTTGTAGCCAGCCGGCAAGTTTTCGAAGTGGCATGGACACCATATTGCGTTGTTTCCCATCCTCAGCAACCATAACGATTTCCGTTATAGTTGACGCAAAACGCTGTCTTAACTTAGCCAACTGTGATTGCCAGGCCAGCCCCATCCCCGCAACGACAGGTTTCATGGGAACGTATGGTTCGCCATTATGGTTAACTACATAAAGAGAGTTGCCGTGAAACGGCACGGCCATCATATTCATCGGTTATTTCCTTTTAGTGATGAACCTTGTCTCACAGGAATCCAGCCCACAGAAAGGCACCGACAGCCAAACCGGTATCCTCAAGGGTCATCCTGAAAGGTTCTGTGTTGTGAGATGCGCGTGAGATGCGCAGAAATGACAAAGGCATCATTACGGTGCCTGAGTGTTAAACAACTGTTTTGACTTTATTCACTTACATTTTGCCAATTTGCAGGATTTCGTGTTATCCATCCATGTAAGCAAACCTCATTTTTCAGCAAAATATTCTGCTTATCTGTCGATACCCCAGCACGCCAGCGCGCTCTCCTGGTCACGACGGGATACCTGACCGTAGCAGTTGTTTGAACGAATACGGCAGTCTCTGCCACCGTCCTTAATCCACCAGCGAATCGCCTCACACGCTCCCCTGCGATCGCCTGCATTAATTCGTCTGTAAAACGTCGACGGGAAACACTTACCGGGACCAATGTTGTACGGACAGAATGACGCGATCCCCGCTTTCTGGGGTTCGGTCAGTGGCACTTTGATGTTTTTCTCCACCCATGCCAGCGCCTTATCACGTTCAATGGCGTTAACCTGGTCGCATTTTTCCTTCGACAACTTCATGCCCGGGAGGACAGGCTTACCATCCACCCGGGTGGCACCGCGACAGATGGTCCAGATACCCGCGCCATCACGGTATGCCGTGGTGTGGTTACCTTCCTTTTCATCCAGAAACTGATCGAGGATTTCAGGCGCAGGCGCACCTGCGGCAATCAGCGCCAGAACGGCAGCCGACAGGCCGTATTTGATTTTTGCGTTCATGGATATTTATCAGGATTTATCGATTTCAAATCCCTAGATATGTTAAGTCTTCAGGCCAGCGGTGGAGTCTTCAGAGAACCAGTAATTATTCCCGGTAGTTTTCCTCTGTAGGTTATCAACACATCCTGCGCCTCTAAAATGATGGGCCGCTTTTCCGGCAACGGACCATCCCCTTCACATAACCCGGCAGCAACATCCATGAAAAACTGCTTCGCCTGCTTTTTCGCCTCAGCTTCGTAAAACTCCAGCGTGGCACCTTCAGTACGGTCAAGACTAATCGCCACATGTGGCAACAACAGTGACGGATACCCACCAATTTCCAGTGCCACAGTAACAGTAATCTTATCCGGGTAATTATTTATCCCTTTAACAACCAGTTCGTATTTTTTATTCATCACTTTACTCTCCCCGCGCCGCCTTACGCCGGTCCTCTCTGATTTTGAAATACAGGTTAGTCAGATACGTCAGCAGGCCAAACAGCAGACTCCCCAGCACACCTATCGCCACCCACTGGGACGGAGAGACTTTGTCCAGCAGCTGCAGTAACCAGTATCCCGTCCCCACCGCTGACGTGGTGTATGACACACCCGTTGTGATTTTTTCCATCTGGTACATACCCCGTCTCCCGTTATCCGGAAGCTGACAACAATAAAAAAGCCACCAGTTAACTACTGATGGCTCTGATAACTCATGCAGGCGTCTCAGACGACCCACTGACACTACCGGTGAGTTTAACGATACCTTCCATTTGACTGGCTCACTTTTTATGATGATGCCGGTGCATTTATCTCCAGCACCAGACTTTCTATCTCAACGCCATACGCTGCATTTTTTGTAACATCCGTCAGCGTCAGCGCATTCAGTCCCAGTGTCAGACTGTCTTTTATAACCTGGAATGCCGGGCCAGCCACTCCATTCAGTTTCGGAGTAACCGTGGCACTGCCGGCGGTGAACACCAGCTCCAGCGTCTGCCAGTCGTTACCGTAATCGCCGAACTCCCCCAGCTTCGTGTTTCCGGCTTTCCTGTGATGCATCAGATTCACTCTACCGTCAGTGGTCTGAGTGAAGTACGACATCAGGAACGGATTACCGGTACCCGTCATCGCCACACCATCAGGAACGGGAGCGTCCGTATACAGATAAATCCCCAGCCCGAACTGATTGTTGGTCAGTGCGCCTGACAGGCGGAACTTACAGGTCAGTCTGCCGCCCTGTGTCAGCAGGGTAATTGCGTCATCCACCGGATGCGTCAGGGACCAGGTTTTATTGCTCTGCTTGGCGATCTTAAATACACCACCCGACAACTGAATTCCGCCGTCCTTAATGGTCCAGCCCTGCGCAGCAGCCTCTCCGGCTGTCGGCAGCAGGGAGATTGTGCGAACGGACGTATCTGCAGACGGACCCGATGGTGTGTTGCCGCCGGGCGAGGGTTTGATTTCCGGTGCCTTACCACTGATGAAGGCTGAGGTGCGCCCGGCTGCGTTCAGAATAGCGGTTGCCAGACGATCCGGAATAATGCTCCTGCGCGCCCATGAACTGAAATGTGTCGGGCGGTTTGATGATACCTGGTTTCCATTCGTTCTCGATGCCGCACCGTAATATCCTGATGCCGGAATATCCGGATCTTCTGTCGGCGCGTTAGTGGCGGTATTGACGCCGTTACCGTCTGTCATGAAGGGTACAAAATAAACGCCATCACTCTCCCTGTTTTTGTACGCCCCGTAAATGGTGTTGTACTGCGTGCCGTAGGTGTTTTTCCAGTAATACGTCGTGTCACCACAAATCCACGGCACATTTACAGCACTGCCACCATGACACTGCGCGTTAAACACAGTGAGGTCAGCACGAAACTGCTTCAGCATGGCTGTAAACAGCGCAGGTTGCTGTGCGTAGGTGGCGGCGCTCATGTCAAACTCTCCCTGCATCCAGCACACCGCCAGCAACACATTTTTCGGGTTCTTCTGTAATGCAGCTTTAGTGCGCGCAATCAGGTCCTGATATAACGGTTTACCCACACCCCAGCGCGCCGAATCCTGGCTGGCCCCCGTGTCCGCACTGAATGTCCCCTCAGCGCCCTGGGTGAATGCAGAACCACCACGACAGCATGGTACCAGCAGGATCCCCGCGTTATTCGGGATATACGGAAGCAGTTTTTTGGCAATATGTAAGCCCTGGCCGACACAGCCGTACTGCCCTTTGCTCAGGTCTGCCTTCGGATGATTCAGCGTACTCATATCCTGCACATCATGCAGGCAGTGGTCGGCCGGAATAATATCGTTATATCTGCAGGCAGCCCCACCCGGCGTAACTGTACTGCGGCGCGCCAGCTGTTTAATGCGCGGATCCGGAGCATCGTATGAATCCGGCAGCGGAAGCCCTTCACCGTAAGCCATGGCATTGGACTGCCCGGCCAGTACGATGACGTAGTACCAATCCGGCTCAGTTGCACCACTGACCACCACATCACCTTCTGCTGTAATCGCCTGCATCAGGGTATAAGGGGTTATGGCCACCGGACTACCAAACGGCTGCCAGCCCTCTTTCAGTTTGTGTGTCAGCTTTTCCGCAAGGTCTGACGGCGACGCCGCCCTGACAACATCATAATGTTTAAATGTCATTATTCCTCCCGGCCGGGATAGTGTATTAAATCAGATATGGAGTGGGCTGTAGTCCGGAAGCCTGAATGACACACGGGGACTACAGCCCAAGAAATGAAAAAAGGCCACGCAGTTGCGCAGCCTGATAAACCCTGGTTAAAATCCACACGATAACAACACAACAATATCAGTATCTCATGCTATTGCCCGAACCCATTCGGGCATTTTTTACCCATAAAAAATGCCCCTCCGGAGAGGGGCATGTTTGCATGCACATTCTTTTTCTTGCATGGTGCCGGGTGCCTCCCGGTGAATTCAGCCGGTGTCACTGAACCCGCGTCGGCTTGCCTATAACATATACCTGGTTGCTGATCGCCCCTCCGCACAGGGGGATTCACCATGCAGAAGTGTTTTTAATAAACAGCAGACAAAAAAGTCAAGCATTATGCAGGCTGTTTCTTTTTATCACCGGCCACAGCAATACCACAATGCCGCAGACCAGCACCCCATCCGCCAGCACCGACATGATTCTGGTGGTGAAATCCACCATCACCACCAGAAACAGCAGGAGTGCAGCCACAGCCAGGCGCAGTTTTACCGTCACAGGTGATTCTCCAGACGAAGACCCAGAGCACCGGCAATCTCTTCCAGCACCTTGCGCTCTTCCGGCTCAATTTCGCCGTCTGCCTCCGCAATGGCCACCGCCACATCCAGCACATCTTCCGCTTCACGCGTATCGTGTTTCACATCCTCAATCTCGCGTAACGCGGCACGACGACCAATTTTAAAATTGGTATCCAGCTGACCGATAATGGTTGCGCTAATCGCATTAATTTCCGAGGTAAACGCAGACAACGCAGGCTGATTACGTAAGACCTGTTCGATCTTCGCTTTCTCGGATGCCTCGCATTCACCATCTGCATAGGCCACCAGGTATGCAGCGTTAATCACCGCCTGTGCCAGATCGCGTTTCTCAAACTTTTTAATTTCCGCTGCCGCTCTGCGGGTTTTCTTTTTGAAGATTCCAAACATCGTGACGTTCCTTTGGGTGGGTGAGCCAACGCCCGGGAGCGATCTGCCCACAGAGAAAGTCACACTGACCACTCCGTAAGCTCACCCCCGAAAGGCTCTGTGGTTGATATGCGCCGGGCGTGGCGCAGATACAAAAAAGGCCCGCCGAAGCGAGCCTGGAAAATAAGTGTGGCGCGTTGTAGTGGAGTCTAACCACTGACCGATTGCTTAGAAGGCAATTGCTCTGTCCGGCTGAGCTAACAACACAGTGTGCAGATAATGGACCGCCATCGAGGACTCGAACCCCGCGCAACCAGCTTCGAAGGCTGACGCTCTATCCCGATGAGCTAATGGCGGTATGTGATGGTGGCCCTTGCTGGATTTGAACCAGCGACCTGGCGATTATGAGTCGCTCGCTCTCACCACTGAGCTAAAGGGCCGGGCGCAGGATAATAACGGTACGTAACTAATTCTGCAATATCATCCGTTCTGACTGACTACATTCTGAACTTCCCTGACCGTCTGCTCAAAACGCCCGCTCTCCAGCTCAACGCCAATTGCACGACGCCCCAGCGCCATTGCTGCTTTGACGCTACGGACATAAAAAAGCCAGCCACTGGGGGAGGCTGGCAAACTCGTAGAGCAAAATGCTGTTACGCAAACTTCGTTACAGGGTTATCCTGCAATACTTAAAATATACAATATTTAGAAAACTAATAGTGCCATATGCGATTTTTAAGATTTTGTTATTAATTGCTGTCGCACCTTTCTAAGGGGGGCAGGGTAACCCACAGAATTCCGGATACAAAAAACCCGCGCATCGGCGGGTTAAGCAGCGTGGCAATGTAACCATTCTTATCATGATATGAGGATTTTTACGATTGTAAAATGTTTTTTAACTGACACCAGAATCATCATAACCGCGACTTGTTATAGCTTGCCTGTATGCGTTCATTTTGCGTTCTGCGTACTGGACAACATCTTTAATGACAAGCTTATGAACAACTGAAATAAGGTCATTTATATAACAAAAGTCAGGTGACTTATTTTTCACTGGCAACCAAATAACATCGTTCTTAATTTTTCTATTACTAACACTATCCCCCCATGAATATTTATGTGAAATAGACCTATAAATACATGAAATAATGCCCAAATAAGCAAACTTTGTCCTTCCATCCTCATTGTTAACATAGAGTCGCAAATTATGACTGTCGTTTGAAAAAAAGTCTCGCTCCTGATAAGTTACAACGAATGTCTTACCACCAATAAAAATACAGTTCCCTTTTTCCAAGAGTGAGTCATCATAGGCGATATAAGAACTAACAGAGTTATTATCACGGCTAGCACAAAGATAAGGAACATCCCCACTATTTTCTATGATGTCTCTAGACAATATGTTTCCTGTATTGCACACTGAGAATAACTCAGTAACAGGAAAGCCTGAAAATTCAATATTTTTAAAATGCTCCAGGATAAGATAATCTTTTTCCGTTAGTTGGTAATCACTCAGCCCAGCAGCTATCAGGTATGCTTCCAGCTCTTCTATATGGGCCGCTTCCAGCTCTTCTATATAATTATCCATAAAAAACCAGTCAATTTCATTATTTTTCACTGGTAATGAGATGAAATATTCTCCATCTCTGAGTTTGGAACTCGATAACTGTTGACCATAATTAAAACGCCCCTTTAAAGCTTTATTAATCATACTGGCAACATACAGTCCGCGCTTTGCATTAAAGTCGGACTTACTTGATTTTAATGTAAGAACATGCACCTTCATTTCTACGCTGGCACAATAAGGATGATAAAAAGCATCTCCAAAAAAATTAACGCTTATAAAATTTTCATAATGCCTTGCATCATCCATAAACTCGGTATCAAACTCTCCGATGATACCGTTTTGATCGCTCTTTGCTGAAACACGTTTGATTTTGCCTGGTTTTAATCTTCCTGAGGAGATAAGCGAGCCTGTGCTCACATAGAACAAATCGCCAATCCTGAACTCTCCCCACTCAACGCTTCTTAATTTATCGCTGAGCGGGGAATTTACTTTCCCGCAAAATTGTTTTCACCTTGTTTTTTCAGTAATTGCGAGACCTCCCATGCAAGGTAATCACCTACCGTCTTTTTGAAATCCTCCAGCGTTGGCCTAGCATCTACTGGCCTGGTCTGATTCCAGTCCTCACCACTATCAGGATCGATTGTTCCCTCAAAATATTCATCCTCCGTAAAGATATTAAGGCAACCTTTCCCGAAGTGAACCAGATCCACAACCTCCTGATAACGCTCTTTTGCACGATCGGCATCAACAAGATTGTTTCTTGCCTTTTTGCGATTAGAGCGAGCGTAGCCGTCATTGGAAAAGTCGATAAACTTAACAGCCTGTTTCGCGTTATGCGGAATTTTTACCTGAAAAACGTAAATGTACGTCTGAACGCTTGATTTACCAATAAACAGATCCGCAGGCATTTTGATGCTTGCCAGCAAGGTATTTTCCTTGAGTATTTTTTTGTTGTACTCCGTAGCCTTTCCTGTGCCAGCTGAACTCTGGATAATCACTGCAGCATAGCCTTTATCCATCATCGACAGCGCCTTCTGCACGAAAATCATGCCGTTACCTTTAGCTGAATACGGAGGATTGAGAATAAATGCGTCCGCAGGGAATTTTTCTCCTGTTTTCCCAAATCCATACTTGCCGTCAAAATCGGCCAGCGAGTCTTTATTGAGGATATTCGAGCTACCATCCCCCATCAAAATCATATTCAGGATGGCCAGCATATAAATACTGGATAACACCTCAAGGCCAAGAAGCTGTTCAGCCTTGATTTGCGCTTCCTTAAGTTGTAGTTCGTTCGGTGAGTGAATATTTTCTCTGGCGTCAATGAGCATTTCATTCATTGCAGCCACAAGCAATCCCGCAGAACCTGTAGCAAAATCCCACACATAGGAATCTTTGTTTACTCTGGCGAGTCGTGCCAGCAATGTGGCAACATAAGGTGGTGTCAGAACGACGTCATTGAGCTTGTCCTGCGTAAATCCAAGCCAGCGATACATCTCATTAAACAGTTTGCCCGTAAAATCGGTGGTCAGTCCAATTTTGTAATACTCCCCAAGATCATCAACAACTTTAACAAACACGCGCTTTAACTGGCTTTCACCGTTGACTGGTTTGTTAATGTTTTCAGTCCACAGCGTATTTTGCAACGAGCGCAAAATCATTTCTCTTTTTGTTTCAGGAACAGCTTTCAGCCTTAAAAAATTCCTTATTTTCCTGAAAATAATATCACCATCACGCAAGTCCTCCTCCGTTGAAGAGGTCAGTTCTTTTTTATCCAGCGGTGCTAACTTTCCCGGAATCCCCAACGTTGCAATAACGGTAGCCACAACAAGGTAAACACGATCACTTTCACCAAGCCCCTTTTCATTCTGGTAAATATCGTTATTCAGACGGGAAAGTCGCGTGTCTATCTCTTCCTCTTTGCTGGCCTTGATTTTTTCCAGTTCTTCGGGAGGAAGATTAAGCAGCTTTATCTTGTTGAGAAATCCATCAACATTTTTATCAGCAAGGAACGATAAGTCGGTGAATTCACCAACCTTCTGTCCGGCTCCTAAATTATTCTTTGATACGTACCACACGCCGATTTCATGATGCAGTTCGCCTGTACCATCATCGCGCCAGCCGGTCATACCAATAGCAATAATATCAGGGTAATTGGTGAACTGAAGAAGTGCGTTGGCATAATGGACTGCGCCATTCACCGCGTATCCATTAATATTTTTAAAATTCCATTCTTTTCTGGCATCTTTGTTCTCAATAATACCGTTGCTGCCAAGTCTGATAAGCCTGTCCTTGTAGCCTTTATACTCGATGAGAACGGGATACTGCTTGCCGTATTTGTCCTTAACAAGGAGTTTTACGTCGGGACGATTACCGCCTGCGCCGCCATTTTTCGAAAAATAAGCGTCCAGTGCGTTATCGATCTCTCCGTTAAGTGATGCATTCTGCAACTTGTAATCAAGCCTGTAAGATTTAAGCCATGAGTTCGCCAGTTCGGTAATTTCCGGCTCAACAGATTTTACAGACTTTCTTGATTTACTGCTGGTCGCTGGTCGCTGGTCGCTGGTCGCTGGTCGCTGGTCGCTGGTCGCTGGTCGCTGGTCGCTGGTCGCTGGTCGCTGGTCGCTGGTCGCTGGTCGCTGGTCGCTGGTCGCTGGTCGCTGGTCGCTGGTCGCTGGTCGCTGGTCGCTGGTCGCTGGTCGCTGGTCGCTGGTCGCTGGTCGCTGGTCGCTGGTCGCTGGTCGCTGGTCGCTGGTCGCTGGTCGCTGGTCGCTGGTCTGGCAGCATAAAATCATCCTTTTATGAAAATCAACGTTTTTTGAGCACTCGCACACAAAAAATTACCGCATTGGTTGCAACGACAACCTTCATTTTGCGGAGCATATGACAAATAAAGTACGGGTGCGTTGAGGATGCCAGACACATCAGAGGTGGCGGGAGATTACTCCCCTGCCTGGTCTCTTACTTCTCAGATTCGTAGTCTACGAAGACAGCGACCTCCGTCTGGCCGGTTCGGATTCGTACCTCGCAGAAGTCTTTCCTCGTTACCAGTGCTATCACTACGACGGTAATACAGATGACGATCAGGGCGATTAACATCGCCTTTTGCTGCTTCATAGCCTACTTCTCCTTGCCTTTCGGCACGTAAGAGGCTAACCTAAGTTTGTAAGTCATAGATTTGGCCTCAGATTAATGTTAAGCGTCCTGCAAGACGCGTAATGTTAACTGGGGCTTTTCTCTGTCTGCCTTACGGCTGCATGCCCGAGGCAGACAGCCTCAAGCACCCGCAGCTATTCTACAGTAAAAACTCGCGCTTTCAATTTCCCGCACGTCCGGCAAACTGACTGGCCTGTGATCCTGATGGTTCACGCTCAACGTACCTGTCCATTTCCAGCTTTACTCCCTGCATGATCAACATCCCCTCAATAACACCTTCTGCTTTTTGCAGTACCCGCCCGGCCCAGCAATCAGAGCGCCCATGCTTACGGCCCAGTGACATAAGCGTCATCCCGAACACATAATAATCATACAGAAAATCATGCAAATCGCTGTTGTTGACGTTCAGTTGCGCCATGCAATTGCTGATAATCAGCGCATCGTCATCGGTACACTGAGGCCGTGATTTAACCTTTGACGGGATCAGCCCCTTAAATCCGGCGGCAATGGGCGACCAGCTCACATCCTCATGATTATTGGCCACCCATGCGCCCCAGCGTTCAAGCACCTGCTGAATATCACGCATCAGAGTCTTTCCCCTTATCCCATCCACGGTGAACCATAAGGACACCGTTGACGACGGCGTGCCGTTTGCCTTCTTTATCGCCAATATATTTTCTGACCGTGTTGCGACTACAGTTCAGTATTCTGGCTACCTCGGTCTGATTTTCATATGCCTCAACGAGCATGTCAGGAATGGTTTTTACTGTGAACGTCATGCGGCCTCACTTCTGCTGTTTCGCAGGTCTTTGAGTTTCTGTTGGTACTCTGCCTTGATGGCCCTGCACTCTTCGACAGTCCAGCGATGGCGGTTATGGTTTGATTCGATTTCGTCTACTGCTTCCTGCCCGATGCGGTTAATCAGTTCGACGCGATACGGAACGAGATTTCCGCTTTTGTGCAGGTTGCACACCACGCATTGCTTGTGAATATTGCGTTCATCAAATCGGAGTTGAGGCGCCGCAGCAGTTGTCCGGTAATGTCCGGCATCCCACTGAGCAGACGTGAGCGTTCCGCACGAGATACATGGTAAGTCGCGGTCTCTTTCTCTGATGAAGGCGTTTACGGCTTGTTGGGCTTGTTTAATCCAGTAACTGCGGGGCTTTAAGGCGAGTTTTCGAATCTTAATTTTATCTTTCTGTTTCTGCTCCTCTCGTCGTCGTTTCTTCTCTGCTGTTTTTTCCGCCTTTTCGCGTTCTTTATTTCGTCGTTCGAGCGCTAATTTAGTTCCGTGTTCCGGGCTGCACCACCACTGATTTGAGAATGCCGGGTGAAACCATTCCTTACAGATTTTGCATTTCCTTCGCGCTGGTTTAGCCATTAAGCAGCCTCCCCTGTTACTTTAAGCATTCCGTTATCTAGCAGCTTTCTTGTCAGCCACTGTTGACCACGCCCGGTGATTTTTGTGGTGAACGATATCTGTATTCCGTGATTTGTGTTGACCGCTGTTTCTTTCACTGTGAAATAGCCACGATCCATATATTCCTGCATTGGCACATTGCGCCGGGAGCCTGAAGCAATAAGGATTTTGTGATCGCGCATCCACGCAAACAGTTTGTTTGGACCAATACCAACAACCTTTGCAAAGTTTCCAATCAAAATTCCGCTGGACTCGCCAACGCGATCGGCAAACTCAACTTTAGGTGCTGCGAGAGCAAGCTGTTTCTCCAGTTCAGCCTTCTGGTCTTCAAGGTCGGCCGCAAGGCGCAATGCCTCAGAAAAGGTTTGTGGTATTTTCGCGGTTGCCCCTTCGAGTTCTCGCCAGCGGTCAACAAGGCGAGCGGTGAATTCCGGCGACAACTGGGCAACGACAATAATGCTGTCGCGCTTACCTTGTTCGCCCTCAAAAACGTAAGCCTCTACGCCACGAAGTAATCCTAAGTTATTGATTTTTTCGAAAACCACCATTGGGGGATTTCGGATCACACCTCGAACCGCCAGTCGTTCAATGGATTGTTTCACCTTGTCATGACGACTTCCCACCAACTCAGCGATTTCAATGCTTGTCATTTTGATGGCATTGCTATTTATCAGCTCATTCATTGTCATGTCCTCTCACATTGAAAATTCAGTAATAAAAAACCCAGCCGAAGCTGGGTTTGTTAAGTTGTCAATTGTCAGTAGCGATGCAGTGAAGGCGGCAACTCTTTGTTCTTAAGCCTTACCCATGCGGAAAGGTTCGTTGGTCCGTCTGGCTCATTAATATCAACATCTCGTGTGTGGTTGATTAAAACATCTCTCGCCATTCCGATAACATACGAAAACTCATGACCGTAGTCGTAGCATCTGCCGGAATAGTTCGATTGAATTTGTTTTAGCGCCGGATACAGTTCGCGGAATAATGCCTGTGAGCGGTTAGCATAATCCCATAACCATACAAGGCTGTTTGCTTCTTTTGCGGAAAGCTCGTTGGTGCTCTTCTCTTGTTTGCCAGTATTTTTCTTGCACTGGCTGAAATAGCAGTCTTCCAGTTTTTCGAACACATCCCACGCCTGATCGGTTTCGAGCATTTTGGCGTGACGGGCTGCTCCGCGTTCTGTCCAGAGGATGAGGGAGCGGGCATTTTTACCAACTAACCCGATTGTTTCGGGTCTGTTCTTAAACTCGCGTAATTCGTTTTTTCAATTTTAAAGTAATGCTTTCCGGGCATGAATCGCGTCGTGTTGTTCAGAAAGTTATCAGAAATGTTTTTGATTTTTGTTCCGTAAAGGTGAGCCAACAGTTCAGTAGTAATTACGGGGATCTGGTTATAGGTAACAGGGGAAAGGTTTTCGACAGAAATTTGAACAGCCATAATGACCTCGCGTTTCGATAATTTTTACCTCGCCACCGTCAGGTGCTAATCATCGTGGTGGCGAACTGTGCGGGGTTAGCACTACCGGTCGAAACATCCGGCGAGCCTTTCGGCTCCCCCACACAGCCCGCCATAAATCGCGAATGTGACTGTGCTTAGCGCATAAAAAAACCGCCAGCGCGGTTATGCACCGTTTCGATATCCGGGGTGCTAATCCCGACGCCAGATTTTGCTGGCGCGTGAGGAATATAGCCCCGAATAAATCATCGCGTCAATCACCTTGTTTTCCTCGCACGATGTCTTAGCCACCGGATATCCCACAGGTGAGCCGTGTAGTTGAAGGTTTTTACGTCAGATTCTTTTGGGATTGGCTTGCGTTTATTTCTGGAGCGTTTCGTTGGAAGGTATTTGCAGTTTTCGCAGATGATGTCGGTGATACTTCTTCGCTGTCGCCTCATGCCGCCATCCTGACGCCCTGCCCGATCGCCATCAATGCCGCTTTGGATACAGTAGTAAACATTCGTCGAGGACTGATGAACGGTCGCCAAATCAGCAGCATGGAGCCTTTGCTGTTTCCCTTCTTCTCCAGCCCTGTCGATGGTTCGATAAAATTAATCCGTCCATCAGTGATAATGCGAACTTCGTCGACACTCTCCAGAGCCTTGCTGAACCATCCGACTGACATATCCTCTGGCACAAGCATCACTACCGTCTGTCGCTGTTGTATGCACTGCTCAGCGGCTTTTTCCACCCACGGCCTGATATTGCTGTACGGTGGGTTATTCCAGATTGCACCGTGGCTTATCCACTCAGAATTTAGCGCGTCGTCGGCCTCAGTTAGCCAGTGAGCGCACAGAGCATTTTTGTCGCTCGCAGCTGAATCCAGCCAGAATCCAAACTCAATATCCAGTGCATCAAAAAGCCAAAGCGGCGTTTGCCAGCAGTCCTTGTCGTGTGATGGCGTATTTGATTTGATAGTCATGCAGCTCTCCCTTTTCGTTGTGACCATTCATACTCTCGCCAGGAGTCATCACTCCACCGCACGTTGCGCTCTGAGCCGAACCAGAACATGATTTCGATAAGCTCAGTCATGCTGGCCTTCCGCATTTTGCTGGTACGCACGCCAAGCATGACAACGCCACCGTCGATACCAGGCACACTTCGTTGCTCCAGTTTTTTGGTCTTAAGCCACAGGGCAGTGAACAGGTCTTTCCAGTCTTCCGGCGCCAGCCGTTGACCATGCCATAGCACCTGACGCGAAACATCGTTCAGCATCGGCCACATACGGTCATTCTGCGCTTTGCTGCGCTTGGGTTCTTTAACGTGGACTTCGTGGGGTGACTTGTCGTCGATGGGTAGTGAGAGAATGGCGTCTATGGCGTTATTTCTGATTGCTTCGTTGCGAAGCAGAAAGGTTTGCTTCATCTCCTGCTCTCCGGTTCCATTTTTCAGCCGCCGCAGCAACTGATGGTGCCCATGCCCCCCTGGCTTCACAGAGGTCACATTCTGCATAGCCCCACACATCAATATTTATTCCGGCCTCAACCCACAGACGAGCATTACCGCCGCAAAACGGACATTCTTTTAGCTTTGGCTGGGTTAATGATAGGTCGCTCATGCTCACTCCTTCACTTAAAATCCAGACTCCGGATAATTCTGTTGCGCTGAAACTCATTGTTGAGTTTGAACAACCGTCGAAGAACACGGTCACGCGGATAGCGTCGTGCGGCAGGTGAATGCTCATACAACTCATCAAGCGGCAAACTGGACGATGAACGATACCGATACCAACGCACCAACTCTTCACGAAAATTAGCCCTGACAAGCTCAGCTATCGTACTCATTTCTTAAAGCCTCCAATTACTCTTCCTCAAATAAAAAGGCCTGCGATTACCAGCAGGCCTGTTACAAGCTCAGTGATGTAGATGGTCATCTTTTAACTCCATATACCGCCAATACCCGTTTCATCGCGGCACTCTGGCGACACTCCTTAAAAATCAGGTTCGTGCTCACCTTTCCTTCCCGTTCTTCCCTGGTAGCAAACCGGTAATACACCGTTCGCCAGACCTTACCATCAATGACAAGGATTCCTGCCCGCGCCATTTTAGCCGCAGCCTGATTTATACTGGTTACGGTTGCGCCTGTTAGCGCGGCAACGTCCGGCGCACAGAAGCTATTATGCGTCCCCAGGTAATGAATAATTGCCTCTTTGCCCGTCATACACTTGCTCCTTTCAGTCCGAACTTAGCTTTAATTTCTGCGATCTTCGCCAGAGCCTGAACATGATTTAGAGGTCTGCCGCCCATGACAGGAAGTTGTTTTACTGGTTCAGGAATCACCTCACCACGGTTAATTCTCGCAGTCATATGGACAAGCTCATCTGCGGCCTTGCGCCGTAATTCCGCGTCAGTCAGTGCATTGGCCCGCATGTTCTGGTACAGGTTGGTAACCAGCCAGTAGTGCGCGTTCGATTTCCACGGATAAGACTCTGCATCCGGATACAGGCCTCGCTTCCGGCAATACTCGTAAACCATATCAACCAGCTCGCTGACGTTTGGCAGTCCGGCGATAACGGATGCTTCTTCCCGGCACCATGCAACAAACTGCCCGGGTGATGGAAGAAATGGTCGATTCTGCCGACGGGCTACGCGCATTCCTGCGTTAACCTGTTCCATCGAGGTGATCCCGTTTTCCCGGAAAGCCAGAACCCACTGGCGGCGGATTTCATTCAGTTCGTTCTGGTCCCGGTTAGCCAGACTCGCCGGGAAAGTTGCCAGTAACTGGCTGAACACACCGTTGATGATCTGCGCTACCTGTTGTACCTGCGGCTTTTCGTCGTACTGTTCCGGCATGTTGTTGGTGATCCGACGCATCTGCTCACGGTCAAAGTTAACCATCTGTGCGGCGATGTTTTTCATAAATCCACCCCGTAAATCCAGTCAGTGTTTGTCAGGTCGAGTTTTGGTTTTCCAGCTGTCACGCCAGCCTGTTGCTTGTTACGGTTGATTTCGAGTTGGGTCCACTTGTCGCGGAGTTTGGCCGGACTTAGCACGTTACCGGACCAGAAGTTGTCCTGGCATGCCCAGCGGAACAGCACGCACATGTCGCGGTGGTTACGTCCGTCACGTTCACGCATCAGGCGGATATCGTTAGCCCACCCTGCAAAATTCGGTTTTCTGGCTGATGGTGCGATGGTCTTCACCATGTCAAACATCCACTCTGCGGCGGTCAGGTCTTCTGCTGTTCCCCACTTGCTGCCGCTCTGAATTGCAGCATCCGGTTTAACCACAGAAAGATCGTTTTCTGGCTGGTCAGAGGATTCGCCAGAATTCTCGGACGAATAATCTTTTCTTTTTTCTTTTGTAATAGTGTCTTTTGTGTCCCCCTGTTTTGAGGGATAGCAATCCCCTAATTTGAGGGATGTTTTATCCCTCGTTTTAGGGGATTTTCCCTCGTTTTGAGGGATGTCCCTCATTTTAGGGGAACTTCCCTCGTTTTGAGGGATGCACCATTCTGAGATGTTTTTATTTGGTCCAAACATGCCGCCTTGCTGCTTGATAATATTCATTCTGACGAGTTCTAACTTGGCTTCATTGCACCGTTTGACAGGTAACTTTGTAATCTCGCTAAGTTGAGAATCGGTGATTCTGTCCATTGGTTTATTCCACCCATAGGTTTTACGCAGAATGGCAAGCAGCACTTTAAACTGTCGCTTGGTCAGATCTGCGCCTGAATAAGCCTCAATCAGCATATTTGATAGTCTGGCGTAACCATCATCGAGATCTGCCACATTACGCTCCTGTTCGGCAAAGTTACCTCTGCCGAAGTTGAGTATTTTTGCTGTATTTGTCATAATGACTCCTGTAGATTGATCCAGTAATTCCCTCAGAATTGCATATCAATTTGCTTAGAGTCCCCGGCGGCCACCGGGGATTTTTTCTTTGTGATTTCATCAAGCGCATACTTAAAAGCCCTGCTAATCGGACTGATGTCTGATGCCATTCCGAAAGCACACAAGACCGAAGCAATAAATCTCCAGTCCGTTCTGCTTATCTTCGATTCATGACAGCCAATCATCTTTGCCAGACCGCGCTGGGTAAGCGTTGACAGGTTGATGAGTAAATCTGTTTCTGCGCGATCAATTTCTCGCTGTGTTAGCTTGCTGTAACTTGTTTGTTCCATTTCTTAAGATTTCCAATAGTGAATAGCTAGTTGAAAGGTATGCGTGGAAACGCATATGGCCTTAGTTGGTCAGATATATTGGGACTCGCTTTGTCAGCGACGTAGGACGAATGTCCATTGTGAAAAGAGCGGTGTTACTTATGCAGCCAGAAGGTTCTTTTTGCTTATTTCAAGCATTTCGCTTGCTTGATATTTGCCACCAGAAATCTCTTCGATTTTTGATGCGTATTTAGTTTTCCCAAAAAACTCAGTCTTAGGGAGGAAGCCGTTTTTGAGCCACTTATAGACAGCCCTTTCGCTAACTCCACAAGCCTTCGCAACTTCAGGGATGCCGACACCTTTAATCGGCTCATCAAGATTTTGCATAGGAATATCCTTTTTCGTACTTTCAGTACGTATTATGGTTGAACTGAAAGTTTTTGCAAGTGCTTTAGTATCGTACTCATGGTTCAGAATGAAAAAGTGCGCAAAGAATTCGCCCAGCGGCTAGCGCAAGCCTGTAAAGAAGCTGGTCTTGATGAACATGGTAGGGGAATGGCTATAGCCCGTGCCCTTTCTCTTTCGTCCAAAGGCGTTAGCAAATGGTTTAATGCTGAGTCTTTACCGCGTCAGGAAAAAATGAATGCGCTTGCGAAATTTCTAAACGTTGATGTTGTTTGGCTTCAGCACGGCACTTCGTTAAATGGAGCGAATGATGAAGATACTCTTTCATTTGTTGGCAAATTAAAAAAAGGGTTAGTGCGCGTGGTTGGTGAGGCAATTCTTGGTGTTGATGGTGCCATCGAGATGACCGAAGAGCGCGATGGGTGGCTCAAAATTTATAGCGATGATCCAGATGCCTTTGGTCTTCGTGTGAAAGGAGACAGCATGTGGCCCAGAATAAAATCAGGAGAATATGTACTCATTGAGCCTAACACCAAAGTATTCCCGGGTGATGAGGTGTTTGTCAGAACCGTTGAAGGACACAACATGATTAAGGTTCTTGGCTATGACAGAGATGGAGAATACCAATTTACAAGCATTAACCAGGATCACAGGCCTATAACGTTGCCTTATCATCAAGTAGCAAAGGTGGAGTATGTAGCTGGTATTCTGAAGCAATCTCGCCATCTGGATGACATCGAGGCAAGGGAGTGGCTGAAAAGTTCGTGACTTCATCGTCACATAGCTGGTAACCAGTGGCCAGAAGAAACGTTTGGGTGAGGAGGATAGATGGCGTTCACTGACCTTGAATATCAAGCGGTCAAAAAAGAAGTTCACCAATTCATTGAAAGCATAAGGCCGCCTGAACATATCCGCAATGAACTGGATATTGTTTATAGCATCAATGACCAAACGATAGATATCGGCGAACAGCGCCCCGTGTGGCAGGGCAACCCAGGTGAAACAAACATCCTGCCATCAGCAAGAATCAAGTACATACGTTCTCTGGATAGATGGAAAATCTATTGGATGCGGAAGGATATGAAATGGCATCAGTACAGTACTGAACTTTCGCTGACTGATGCGCTTGAGCTTGTGCGTGCTGACCCGGATTGCTGCTTCTTCGGATGAGTGAAGAGACGTTTGGATGATGGATGGTCGCAGAGATGCTCGTAGAGCATACAGCGATGCAGGAGAATTTATGGCACTTAATTTAGAAAGAATATCTTTTATAACCCCATTTGATAGCAGCGAAGAACCCAACCAACCGACGCTTAATTTTACATGCAATGAATTTCCTGCGCGGCTATCAATTGATTTCAGGGTTGGTATGATCGGGTTGAAACCAAATTCAAGATATAATTTGGGTATTATGGTAATCCCCGCGCACCTAATTATAAAAAAAGGTGAGGAAATTCAATTCCCTGACGGCTCTTCGGAATCAGTTTCACTTTTCATCGATACGAAAGATAGCCATTTTGAAACAGGGGTTGGCGGACAGGTAATAGTAACATTGAAAGAAATTAGGGTCCCAGCTAAAGGGCTGTATAGTGTTATAGGGATATTGCAAGATAATGAAGACCCTAAAAATGAACTTCATAAAAATGAATCATTTTTCACCGTAGAGCTATTATGAGTGACGACAGTAATTTAAATAATCATGGAAAGCAAGACACCAACATATCTGAAAGCCGGAGGTTGAAGGTTGTTGGCGGTTCTGATTTTGAGGCTGAATTTGATAATTCTCCCACCAAGGTGCAAAATAATTACATAAAACCGCCACAAACGGAGGAAGAAGTGGGAACGATCAGCAGAGAGGAACTTGATGCTCGCTTAGCTGCTAATAAAGCAGAGATGGAGTCTATTGCTTCCTCCATTAGGGCTGACATGGCTCTATCTCGTGAAAGCGTTAATGTCCAATTTGCATCACTTAATGCAGCCATAAGCTCTCTATCGTCCAAGATCGATGGAAAGATGGATAGCGCTGCTGGCGATATAAAAGCAATTAATGGGAGATTCGAAGGAATTCAAGGACAAATAACAGGGGTTAATACCGCAATTAGTGGTGTTCAGTCGGGTATTTCTATACGATTAGCCATTTTTAGTGTCATTATCGCTGTAATAGTTGCGATTCCCGGGCTGGTATCAGCTTTAAAGTCAGACCACGCACCTTTGCAACAGCCTTCCACTTTGCAAGCGCCGCCACAAAATACCCAGCCAACAGACAACAAAAAAATCACTCCCCAGCATTAACGCATTAACCCGGCTTCCGCGCCGGGTTTTCTTTGCCTCACGTTCGCCCACCTAAAAAACATAACCAATTGTATTTATTGATGTAACTCGCTAAACCATGCAGTTATGATCCCTGCCGCATAACCTTCATCAGCCACATTTTCAAAAATAAATTTCCTTATATATCAGAATCATACTTCGTAGAGTTAATAAATCACCAAAATTCGTACCAATAGTTCTTGATAATGTCGAACTATTGGTTCATTATTATCGTCATCAGCAGGACGCATTACTCACCAGGGCGGTGAATATACAACGATTCGAATATGAATCTACGGCGCTGACAAAGCGCAATAACCAAAGTGAACTTTGGGGTGTGGTGAATGGTTCATGGACGGGAATATGTCGCACGTAAAGCGGCGAGGCCTGCGGGACTATTGCCGAATTGAAGTAGGCCGAAACAGGTCGAAATGGGTCTCCCACCTACCACACCACCAAAGTTCATCAGGAGGTCTATATGACACGCAGAACTCAGTTCAAAGGCAATTCACGTTCTCGTCGTCGTGAGCGTTTAAAGGCAAAGGCATTAGCTAACGGCGTACTGGCCCGCGAAGAAGCAATAAGTTCAGAAGTATTACACCGCCCTACTCTAAGCAGAGCGCAGATTCAGGCTAAAGGTACTCACGAAACGCCTGAGCGCATAGAAGACGCTAAGCCAATTAAGTTCATGGCACAGGACGTGATCTGGCAACAGAAAGAATACAGACGCAATCTGGAGCGAGCGGCCATTGTGTACGCGAATGAGTTTGGACATAAGCAACCAGAAACTGGTGTATGTCTTCCAAACGTAGCCATTTACGCGGCAGGCTACCGGAAATCAAAACAACTGACGGCGAGGTGACTTGTGTTGGTCGCCAGAAAATGAAATTAGGCAGCAAACCACTTATTTGAGGTGAGATATGACAAAATCATGGAGCGTACCTTTTCCTGAATCAGAAACTGAACATGATGGAATGCCTGTTTTCTGGAGATTCCAGGCGACAGTTGAAGAAGATGGGATAAAAATATTCGCACTTCAATATATAGCTTTTCATCAGACAGAGCATTATGCATGGTTGGTTCCTGCGCATTGGATTGTTAATTTTAAACCAGCACCAAATCAGTGGTTACAGGAATGGAAACAAAGGAGAAATAGATATGCAATTAAGAAAGTAGCAAAAAATGCAGAAAGATCTTTTGCATTCCCAACGAAGAAACTTGCTATTGAAAGTTTATTGCGCCGGAAGAAATACCATTTAATGAGAATAAAACAAGATTTGGCTGTTGTATCAACTCTTGTTGATGGGATGAAAAATATTGATACATCAACACCAGATATTGAATATAACTTTGGACACAACCAAGAAACAGAAAATTGGGTATTCTACTAGGCCGCATAGTCGGCCTTTATTTTTGGCATAAATAACAGAGGCTAACATGGAATTTAAAGGTACTGAAGGTAAATGGGAAATAATGATGGATGGCGATGAGATTAAAATCATCCAGGCAGACTCTCTTGAAAATGGCACAGGCTGGCGTTCGTATATTGCAATCTGTGAGGAAGTTCAATGCATTGAAGATGCCAATCTAATAGCGGCAGCACCTGACCTTCTCGAAGCACTTCAGTTATTACTTAAGCAAACCAAAAATAGAACAACGACAACATATCCAGAATGGTATGGAGCTGTTAATAAAGGTCTCGCAGCAATCAGAAAAGCCATAGGTGATGAGTAATGAATAAGAAATACATCGTTGAAGTTATAGAGCGAGAAACGAAAGAAGTAATTAAACATTTCGAATTTGATAATTATAGAAAAGCTGACCGCGTAGAAGAAGGATTGTTGCGACAAAGTAATCTCGAAAAATTTGATGTTGTCATGCGATGCGAATAAGCGCCTATAGCAGATTTACGAGTCTGCTATGTGAGCAATGTTGCTCGTAACTAAACAGGAGCCGACTTGTTCTGATTATTGGAAATCTTCTTTGCCCTCCAATGTGAGGGCGATTTTTTATCTATGAGGATATGAATAGATGTCAAACATCAAAAAATACATCATTGATTACGACTGGAAAGCATCAATAGAAATTGAAATCGACCATGACGTAATGACAGAGGAAAAACTTCACCAGATTAATAATTTCTGGTCAGACTCTGAATACCGACTCAATAAACACGGCTCTGTATTAAATGCTGTATTAATCATGCTGGCGCAACATGCTCTGCTTATAGCAATTTCAAGCGACTTAAATGCATATGGTGTTGTGTGTGAGTTCGACTGGAATGATGGAAATGGTCAGGAAGGATGGCCTCCAATGGATGGTAGCGAAGGAATAAGAATTACCGATATCGATACATCAGGAATATTTGATTCAGATGATATGACTATCAAAGCCGCCTGAGCGCTGCGTTACCGCATACTAATAACGCTTCACTCGAGGCGTTTTTCGTTATGTATAAATAAGGAGCACACCATGCAATATGCCATTGCAGGGTGGCCTGTTGCTGGCTGCCCTTCCGAATCTTTACTTGAACGAATCACCCGTAAATTACGTGACGGATGGAAACGCCTTATCGACATACTTAATCAGCCAGGAGTCCCAAAAAATGGATCAAACACTTATGGCTATCCAGACTAAATTCACTATCGCCACTTTTATTGGCGATGAAAAGATGTTTCGTGAAGCCGTCAACGCTTATAAAAAATGGATATTAATGCTGAAACTGAGATCAAGCAAAAGCATTCACTAACCCCCTTTCCTGTTTTCCTAATCAGCCCGGCATTTCGCGGGCGATATTTTCACAGCTATTTCAGGAGTTCAGCCATGAACGCTTATTACATTCAGGATCGTCTTGAGGCTCAGAGCTGGGCACGTCACTACCAGCAGATCGCCCGTGAAGAGAAAGAGGCAGAACTGGCAGACGATATGGAAAAAGGCCTGCCCCAGCACCTGTTTGAATCGCTATGCATCGATCATTTGCAACGCCACGGGGCCAGCAAAAAAAGCCATTAC